AAGAAGGGTAACAAGTACATCAAGACTAAGACATATGATGGTTCTGATGCAAATTATGAACTTATCTGTGAAGCTGGCAAGATTGCAACAGTTACAGTTGGAGATGTTGTTTACACAGTAACAGGTTCCTACGAATTAGCATAATTGCACAAGGAGAATAACGATGCTTAATAAAATAAAGATGCTATTAGGCATCACAGATACGAGTAAAGATGATTTACTCACAGTGTTAATTGAGAGTGCAATTGAAGAAGCAATCAATTATACACATAACGATAATACTGCAGGTATGGACTCCTGTATCTGCAGTATGGTTGTTTACAACTATTCGAGAATAGGAACTGAAGGACTAAATTCAGAGTCTTATTCAGGAGTTAATTTTAACTACTCTCAAAGTTATCCAGAGAACATAATGAGACAATTACAGGCTCATAGAAAATTGCAGGTTATTTAATATGATACAAAGAGAATGGCAAAAAGTGTCTGTTCTCACATTCAGTAATACTAAAGATGAATATGGACAACCTAGACAGACCATCGAGTCTACAAGATTAGTCGATATGTTCTGCAAAATATACTCTCAATCAGATATAAACAATCCGAACTTTATAGACATTACAATGCTAGGTCTTACTAAGGACAAGAGCATTACCACAGAGAATGAAATAATAATTAACGGTAAGACCTACACTGTAAAGTTCGTAATACAATCTGGAAAGTATAATCAGATTTTAATGGGTAACAAGTAATGGATATAGAAATAACAGTAACAGGTCCAGAAGAACTTGTGTACAAATTAAATCAAATTGCATCACAAGATATAGAGAAGGCACTTACAAAGACTGCAATTGCTATAGAGAATGATGCAAAGTATTTTTGCCCAGTGGATACAGGAGAGTTAAGAGCAAGTATTACTCACGAAGTTGAGAACAACGAAGCTACTGTTGGAACCAATTTAGAATATGCTCCATATGTGGAGATAGGAACTGGGATATACAGCAGTAAGGGTGACGGTAGACAAACACCTTGGAGATACCAAGATGCAAAAGGTGATTGGCATTATACAGAAGGTCAGTTACCACAACCTTACCTTCATCCAGCATTACAAAAAAATAAAGAAACATTATTAAAATATTTACAGGAAGAATTGAGGAAAAAATAATGTTAGATGTTAAGACACAGGTACAATCTGCATTAAATGCAATTCTGCCTACACAATATGAACTATTCTTAGATGATAAGGCTCCAATACCTTCATTGTCGTATATAGAAAATATGAACCAAAGAAATGTTGATGGAGATACAATAAAGTATTCCAACATAGGGTTCACAATCAAGCTATATACTTACAAACTTTCAGAACTAGCAACATATGCACCACAAGTTGATGCAGCTATGTATACACTTGGTTTCTGGAGAACATCATCTACTGAACTTAAAGTTAATTCACAAATTATTAAAACACTTTATTACGAGTGCTTAGCACTTGAGAACGGAGAATAATAATATGGCAGGTATTTTATCAAAAGGTATTACACTTGAATACAATGAAAAATCAGCACAAACTGCTTCTTGGCAGAAGGTTGCAAATGTTCAGGAAATACCAGACCTTGGTGGAATTTCAGATTCTGTTGAAGTCACAACGTTAAGCAATAAAGCACATGTGTATATAAACGGTATTGAAAAATATAATGATTCATTAGATTTTACTTGTTTATATGTTAAAGGCGATGTTGCTGGTGCAGGAGAAGATGCAGGTAAAGGATTTACAACTGTATCTGGATTAGGACACGAAACTCCTACTCCAAAGAAATATGAATGGAAAGTTACACTTCCAGATAATACAACTTGTACATTTGATGCTGATTCTTCAGTAAAGATTAACGGTGCTGGTGTTAATGCTGCATTAACATACACATTATCATTAAAGCCAACATCTGAAATGGTATTCGCATAATTAGCCCATATGGGAGTAAGAGGGGTTTAAGACCTCTCTTGCCCCTCTTACTTAATTTATTATAGAGAGGTAAAAAATGAATTACACAGATTTTGTTGTAGGAAATGAAACCTACAAACTCAGACTTACTACAAGAAGTTTAGTAGCATTAGAGAAGGCATTAAATTGTAATCCTGTTCAGATTTTTATGGACATTGATAACAACAAACTTCCTAAGTTAACAGATATGGCAATCCTTCTTCAAGGTATGCTTTCTACTCTTAATCACGGAATTAACATCGACAAGACATATGAAATCATTGATGCATTTCTTGCTGATGGTCACAATATGTTCGACCTTGTTCCAGTGTTCGTAGAAGTATTCCAAGACAGTGGATTTATTAATGCTACAGTAGAAGCAACTGAGGTTTCTGACCCAAACTAATTACTGAAGGACTTAATGAGTCCTTCAGGTCGTATATAGAAAAATTACTGAAAGAAACTTGCAAGATAGGCTTATCAGAATTTGACTTCTGGGAGATGTCTATCGGTGAGATTACTAGATATATAGAAGGCTACCATTTCCGTAAAGAAGCGGAGCAAAGAGAACGAGCAAGCTTTGACTATGCACTTGCTGTACTTATCGGTACAACAACTGTAGGTCAGCTTAGTAAGAATAATAAAGTTCCGACTATAGAAGAAGTATACCCTTCACTGTTTAGGGATAACGAAGCATATCAGGAAAGAGTGGAAGCACAAAAGGCTGATGCATCAATTGCAAGATTCCTTCAGTTTGCAAACGCACACAATGCGAAGATTAATAGTGAGGATATAAAAGACAATGAATCTAGAAACCTGGAATGTGAAAATTAAGGTTGATACCTCACAAGTTTCAAAAGCCTCAAATACTGTTAAAAATAGTTTCAACACTATGACTACAAGTACTGATGGTACTGCAGAAGCTGTAAAACTGTTAACAAATAGAATTAAAGTATTAACTGGTATTGATATAATAAAGTTTGTTAGACAGTTTGATGTATTTAAAAAATCCGTTTCTGATATTGCAGCATCATTTAGAGATGTTGGTAAAAATATTAAAGGTATTTTTTCGGATAATACTTTTAAACTAAATGCATTTAAAGATAGTGTTGAAGGTGCATTAAAAGAGACTAAGATGCATCCTATGTCATATGCTCATGCTATGGCTAGAGCTGATTACGAGACAGTACAATTAGTAAAATCTACTACAAGATTTGAACGCATAATGATGTCAGCTAAATCTGCAACATTAAATCTCGGAAAAGCATTAGACAATACACTAAAGACATCACTGCTCGCAATAAAGGCAATATTAACTTCAATAATCCCTATACTTACAACAGTAGTAGGATTAATACTTCAGATTAAATCGGCAATATCGGTAGCCGCTACTGGTGATGATATAAAAGACCAATCACAGAAAGTATATATGACTGCTACTGCTTATCAAGAGTGGGGATATGTACTTGCCCAGAATGGTATTGAGTTAAAGTCACTTAAGACTATGATGAGAACCTTCAGTAACACTGTTGCTACAAATGAAGCTGTACTTAAAAAGTATGGCATTACAGCAAACAATGTATCTGATGCATTTGACCAAGCAGTAACAATTATTCAGAACTTAGATTCTGAAACAGAGAAGATTGCTACAGCTACTGAGTTGTTCGGTAACAGAGCAGCAGAGCTTATGCCAATCTTCAATATGACAAATGCTGAAACAAGGCAGTTATTAGATACTTATAGAGCCATCGGTGGAACTATGAGTAATGAAATGATTGCTGCATCAGATAAGCTCACAGATAGCATTACTGAAATGAAGGCTGCTTGGCAAGGATTAAAGAATGCTTTATCCGTAGGAATAATGCCTTTATTAATCAAGGTAGTCAACTGGCTCACTTTATTGATTGCAAAGATAACTATCGTTATTAAGGCGATTTTAGGCATTGAAGAGACCTTTGGAAATGTTGATACATCATCAAGTGCATTAGGAGATAATCTTGATAGTGCTACTGAATCAGCAAAGAACTTAAAGAAGCAATTACTCGGTATAGATGAACTTAATGTATTTTCAAGCAGTGATACAAATGCTGAAGATGCATATGACTATGATGTAACATCAAGCTTTGAAGGTATGGATGTTTCCTTCCTCGAAAAGATTGCAGACTTCAAAGAAAAAGTTGACGGTATGAAAGATGACCTTCAGACTGCAGTTCCTATACTTATGGTTATTGCAGGATTAATGCTCGCTATATCCTCTGCACCGAGCCTTATAGGTATAATTGCAGGTCTTACAATTGCAGGTATAGGAGCAACAATAGGTGCTACAAACGGTACTTGGTCAGATATGGTACAAAGTATCAAAGAGACTGTTGCTGAAATCAAAGGTCCTGGAGTAATGGCTATAGGTATTCTACTTGCTCTTATTTGCGGATTGATGGGTAATATACCAGGAATGGTTATAGGTTTAGGTCTTGCTGCTGTTGGTTTAGGTATAACAGCCATTAACAATCAGTGGGGAGATTTAAAATCTGGAATAATAACAGTATGTAACGATATCGTTCCGTATGTAATGCAAGGTGTAGGATATGCGTTAATGCTTGTTGCAGGTCTTACTGCAAATCTACCTTTATTATTAGTAGGAGCAGGTCTTGCAGGATTAGGTATAGCAGTAGCAAGTTCTGGTGGATGGTCAAACTTTGTAAGCAACTTAAAGGAAATCATCGGAAAACTTGGAGAATGGTTCAAAGAGAAGATACTTCCTATATTTACTAAGCAGTACTGGGATAACTTACTTAACAATATTAAGCAGAGCTTCTCAGATAAACTTGCTCAAGTAAGAGATGTTATTAGTACTAGATGGACTGAGTTTAAGAATGTTGTATCAAGTAAGATGACTGAAATCAAGAATGCAATTACTTCTAAGTGGAATGAAATTAAATCTTGGTTCACATCAACAGTAGCACCTGTATTTACATCTGCTTACTGGACAAATAAGTGGGTTAACATCAAAAATGGTGTTACTACTAATATGACAGCAATCAAAACTTCACTTTCATCATCCTGGGCTTCTATTAAAACTTGGTTCAGTACAACAATAGCACCAATATTTACTACAAGTTACTGGACTACAAAGTTCACTACTATGAAGACTGGTGTAATAACTGGAATTAGAAATGTACTTAACGCTTTAATTGAGAAGATTGAAACTGGTATAAATCGAATAGTAAACAAGATTAACAACAGTGGTGTAATCAGTGGTATAAACAAATTTACTGGATGGTCATTAGGATTTTCTACAATTAGTATCCCAAGACTTGCAAATGGTGGTGTATTAAAAGCACCTACAATTGCTCAGTTAGGTGAATATTCTGGAGCAAGAAATAATCCAGAAATCGCTGCACCACAATCAGTAATTCTTGAAACTTTAGAAATGTCAAATACATCATTAATTAGTGCATTTGCTCAGATGACAAAACAAGTCATAGCAGCAATTGAAGAGCAGGATATGACAGTATCCATCGGTGATGATGTAATTGCAAAATCAGCAGCAAGAGGTAACGCAGCATATAAGCGTATGACTGGAACTGCTTTAATTTAATCACATAGCCAGCTGGCTCAGTGCTGGCTGGCTGTTTTCATATAAGGAGTTTAAAAATGCCATCAACAATACACGCTGGTCAATTTAAAATAGGAAACTCATCAACATTCACACCAAAAAAACTAAACATTATTTATGACACACTTGCATCAGAAGACTCTGGCAGAACAGATGACGGTGTAATGCATATACAATGGATAGTTGGTGATGGTCAGACATATAAGAGTTTTGTAAAACTGGAGATTGAAATGGCTCCATGTTCTGGTTCTGAAGCAAGTACAATTCTTAATCTTGTTCAAGGTAAGGTATACAACATTACTTACTATGACATAAGAAGAAACGCAGAGCAAACATTAGAAGTATATACATCTACATCACAAGGAAACTGTTACTCAGGTATATTCAACAGTTACACTGGTCTATGGGAAGGTGTATCATTTAACGCCATTTCAACACACGGAGTAACACAATAATGAAGAATAGATTATATAAACCATTCCTATTACCTTACAACTACAAGAAGTACAATGTTATACCTGGTCCACAAACATTTGATGGTACTGTATTAGGTACAATAAGTGCTTCTTCAGGTGAATTCACTTGGGATATATATTACGGAAATGGATTAATCAAAGTAGATGGTACAAACAACTGGTCACTTAACAACTTCAACCATCAAACAAGTACTGGATATGTACTAAGAGATTATGACATCGGTGAATATAGTAAGTACTATGTAATCACAGTATCTTTCAATGGCTCTGTATTATTTAGATATGCAGGCTGGGGCGGAAAAATTAGATACCTAAAGAATACTAAGCAGTTCACTCTTTACAAAGGTAATGATACTTTTGTTTACCGTTCCTCTGGAGTATCAACACCTACATATAACAATTGGGGTGTTCCAACTGATGGTTCATTTGTACAAGATGTTGCATCACAGACAGAAATATACAGAACTGATGCTGTAGAGATTGTAGGTCTTTATATGTATCCAGTAAACACAGCACCTGGTGAGTTTGTAATTGATGACTCACATCTTTATGGTGGTGTTGAGTATATGTGTAATATCAACGCTGATAAAGATATAACAGTAGGTACTACAGCATCTGCACAGATAGAGTTTACTACTGATTTACTTAACACAAATGCTGCAGGTACAACACTTAATTTTGAACAGATGCAGGCAGATGAAACTACATATACACAAAAAGGTGTATTCACAATCAGCAACATAGAGAAGACAAGAAATGGTGTATATAAGGTTACTGCATACGACAATGTAAGCAAGTTTGATATAGATGTTAAGTCTTGGATTACTTCTCTTAACTGGTCACAGACAGTAAATAGTTTCTTTAAAGGGCTGTGTACTTATTGTGGTGTTACACATACATACAGTGCTTCTCAGACAACTGGTGAGTTTATCAATGATGATATCGTTATTACAAGAAATGTATTCGGTGGAGATGTAATTAACGGAAGAACTATACTCGGATATATAGCAGCAGTGGCTGGTGGATTTGTAGTAGCAGATAGTGATGGAGACATTAGTATCAAACACTTTGGTAGTACATCTACTCATACATTCCCAAGAGCAGAGTATAAGAAGGCTACATACAGTGATTACAACGCTGCACCAATCGAAACTGTAAAGGTATCTAACGGTGCTGATGATGTAGGTATTACTGTAGGTGATGGAGATAATCCATTATTAATTCAATATAATGCAATCTTCTACAACGAAGATATAGACTTAATGGAAGATGCAGTAGAGAATATTTATGATGTTGTTACAACATACTCATACAGACCTTGCACCTTAGAGTTATTCTCTGATTACGGAGTCAATGTAGGTGACAAAATCACTGTTAACTATGGTGATGGTACATTCAACTCATATGTATTCAATAAGAAGATAAACAATAATGGTGTAGTACTTGAAAGTACTGGTAATCCTACTAGAGAGAAACTCACCAATATGGGTGTTGATGAAGTTCAAGCATTAGTAGGAAAGACAAATAAACTTACTGTTGATGTTAATGGAATTAAAGATGAAGTAATTGATACTGAAACAGGTAATTATAAAGTTCTTACTTGGGATGCTGATAGTGGTCTTGTTGTTTGTAATAATGTTTCAGGAAACACTGTTTCAATATCAGGAGATAATATTGCAGCTGATGCAATAACTGCAGAAAAGATATATGCTGGTTCTATTTCATTCGATAAATGTAACTCTGGAATGCAGGATAGAATAAATGCAGGTGGTCAAACATACAAACAAAGTGCATTACCTAATAATGATAGTAGATGGGTTACTACAGGTAATAACCAAGGTGCTTATTGGTATGTAACTGCAATTCCTTCTGGAATACAGCCATATAGTACTCTTGCAAGTTATTCAATTAATGATTTTTGTTCAAGAGTTGATGGTGGTACTGTTTACTACATTTGTAAAGAAGCAATATCTGCTCCTGCTGGTCTATTTGATGAAAGTAAGTGGGAACAATTTAAGGAAGATAACTGGTATACCTGGAATGGTACTTGTTGGAATCTTTCCACATCACCTTACTACATCAAGTCTACTTATATAGACGGAGCCAAGATAGCATCACCTACAATTTACGGAAATGAGATTAAGGTATTAGATGGTAAGTTTATGGTAATGGATGCTCAGGACAGCCTTTTATACGGTTATATGGGTATAGGACAAGATACTGATGCAGGTGGTAACATAAATACTGGTGTATTGCTTTCAGCTTCAGATGACACTACTTTAGGTACTCAGGATGCTTATGTATTGCTTACTACAAACGGTGTAAGAATAACATTCAGTGATTATTCCATCCTTGTTAAAAATAATGGTGTATTTTATGAGAAGCAAACAGAAGGTGGTACACAAACTATAGAATTAGGAGTTGCGAGGTTTAGCTAATGGGTTATCAGTATGATTGTGGTACATCCATAATAACAACTCCAGCAATGGATTATAGAGTTACTATTACAGAAAACGGTAGTGGTCTTTATAACATTGTTGTTGATGCAAAAAGAAAAGTTGAATTGTCAGAGCTTGATAACTTCCACTGCATAGTTGAAATACTTAATGGTTTAGACTCAGACCCAGAAGCATCTGCAATCAATGAATATATAGAAGCACCTGAAACTCTTAATACATATACAACAGTACTTAATGCTGATATATCTTGTGAGACTTTTTATAATACGCCAAGATACTGTAGATTTAGATGCCTTAATTCAAATGAAGGTAATAAAGGTAATGTAGAGAAGTTGATGATTAACTTCACTACTCGCTATGAAGCACCTGGAAGATTTAGATTGGTTGTATCACACAACTTCAACGGTACATCTAACCTTCTTTATAACAACACTATTTTTGACAATATTAGAAATGGTCAAACAATTACATTGTCAGATTATATTACAAACGCATTAGATACTGATATGTTTCAGTATGACCATGCTGAAGTAAATGGTGTTACATCAACTACACTTACATGTAATGATGAAAGTGATGTTGTAATACTATACTACACAAAAAAGTATAGCTGGTGGTGCTTAAAAGATAGAATAAATGATTTAGGATTATTTAATCACAGTGTTGACAGATTTAAAGGTTATAGCTTTATTGAGTCGAGAATGTCTGATGGTATTATTGGAAGACCTGTTGGATTTATGAGAATATTTAAGTTTACTACAGGTAATAACCAGAAGGCAATTAATATGACTTTTAGAGGTACGTCTTACCTCATTACAGACCTTAGTTATATTAATGTTCAGACTGGTACACCAACATCATATATAACATCTGGAACTACTTTATCTTTTACACCATTATCACCTAACACAGTTTATTATGTTGTTTCTAGAATGAGTACTAGTACAGAGACAAGTGATTACGAGTACATTGATTACAAAGTATGGAATAATCATACAGTTAGAGAAGCAGTGTTATCTGATGAAGAGTATGATTATTACCCTCAGCAATCTATACCTTGGTATATAGATGTTCCATACAACGAGTCTTATGTTGCAAAGATTACATTTAAATTAAAAACCAGCCAGTTTAGTTTAGGTACATTTGATAGTCAAAGATTGTATGGGAGATTATATGTATCTTGTAGTCGTTCATTTGATACAAACTTAAATGAATATGGTGAGCCTTTAAGTAAAATAGACCCTTATTATGAAGTGTTTGAAGAAGGTGATGTGTTGTATGTATATTTATCTTGGGTCCCTTCATCACAATGGAGTGGAGAGTCATCTTGGAAAGATTGGAACCCTACTGGATATTCAAAAGGCAGTCAATGGGTAGGTTCTGAAACAGGTATGATATATGTATACACTAAACTTGATGGTGTTGTCGTATCTGTAGATTCAAGAGATTATTCTAATGTAGTTGATGCTGATTGGGGTTATGCTGAAGATTGGTATGAATATGCTAACGCCACAACACGAAAAGTTGTAAATAGTCCTGATAAACAATATGAGTTTTGGGCTATGTTAACATCTACCCCACACAGTGTTGTTTTTGAAGGTTGGAAAGATAGTAATAATAACATATTATCTACTAAACCAACATTTAGAATGAAGTCTCCAAATCCTTATTCAAATGTAGATATATATGCTTGTTATGTAACAAATACAACACCTTTTGATTGGGATACTCCTAAAGTTAGAGGCGAAGAATGTATTATTACTGCAAATGAATGGAATAGGTTAACAAGAAAAATACTAGGTGCTTATTATGGAAATCGTAGGCTTCTTTATTATAACGGATATTATGACACGAAGTATTTTGCAGAGGTTGGAGAAGCAATATCAGCAGAAAAATATAACAACCTAATAAACTACATTAATGACCGTTTTAACCTTGAAGAGGAACTTGATGAAGTTAACCCTGGAGACCCAATTACTATTGAAAGTTTAGAAATACTTAAAACAACACTTAATAACAGATTAGTATAGGAGTACCAATGAATATAGACCCAACAATTATAGTGGCACTGATTACGCTTGCAGGTGTAATAATAAGTGCCTTACTAACAAAGAATAATCTATACCACGAACTTGATAAGAAGGATGCAGTAATGCAACAAAGATTAGATGATATAGATGAGCATATAAGGGAACACAACCACTATGCAAAGTTGTTTAGTGAGAATGTTCCTGTAATTCAAGAGCAGGTTAAGGTAATTAACCATAGGCTTGATGACTTGGAGAGACAAAATGAAAGACAAAATATTAGCAATAATCAGTAACTTACTGAAAGTAAAATCCATAGTAACAATAACACTTACTGGAGTATTTAGTTATCTTGCGATTACAGGTGTAATTTCAGGAGAGCAATTCCTTACTATATTCTCTGTAATCATAGCTTTCTACTTCGGTACACAAGTACAAAAGAAAGCGGATGGTGTCGATGAATAATTACGAGTTTATACCAAACTTCAAACCTGCTGAATTTGCCTGTCCTGATAAATGCAGTAGTAACCCAGATATGAGCATATACCTTCTGATTATGCTACAGACAGTTAGAAACAAATACAAGAAGCCTGTAAATATCACATCAGGCTACAGATGCCAAAAATACAATGATAAACTTGAAGGCTCTGTTAAGAATAGTGACCATATGCAAAGAAAAGCGGCAGACTTCTATATTCCTGGTCAGACAGATACCTTAGAGAAGCGTAAACAGGTGATTGAAGCAATTAGATATATCCCAGGATTTAAGTACGCATACTGCAACGGATATATACTATATGCCAACGGTACATCAAAGGTATATAATGCACCTTGGATGGGTTCATCAATTCATATATCGGTGAAGTAAGATGAAGTTTAGCAAAGGCATAGTTCTAGCTATTATTCTAGCTAATTTCATCTTTACAGCAACTGTCCTATATGTGTTTACAAAAATTGGAAGTGAACCTACTGTACTAGTTGGAGCTTGGTTTGCCTGGACAACAGGTGAGCTATGGGCATTAGCAGGTATTAAGAAATCAAAGAACAAAAACGAAGAGGACCTCTAAATAGGGGTTCTCTTCTATTATTTTGTGTGGTATACTGTGAGTGATTTATTATATTTTGATAGAGATGGTCCTAAAAGGATTTAAAAATCAGGAAAGGTATTCTCGCAAGATTTAGGTTCTTGTGGCAACACCGTGGAGGTTCGAGTCCTCTTAGCCGCACCAGGAAAGACTTACAGGATTATCTCTTAGAAAGAAAGTGAGGTAATACTGTGAGTTCTTTTTTTGATGATTTTTTGATTGATTGTGAGGTTAGAGGTCTCTCAAATGCTACGGTAAAGGGTTATAGGGAAAAATTGAGTACATACTTTAAAAACTATGAATGGAGTCAAGAAAGCGTTAATCAATTCATATTAGACAGTAGGAAGAAAGGAATGCGTACTGCTACTATAAATTGTTATCTACGCACTTTAAAGGTGTTGAATAATTATAAACAAGACTGCATAATTATACATTTTCTTAAGCAGGAAGAAATAGTTAAAGACATATACACATCAGAGGAATTGAAAATATTATTAAAAAAGCCAAATACTAAAAACTTCAACGAGTTTAAAACCTGGGCTTTAATATCATTTTTAGTTGGTACTGGATGTAGACTTTCAACTGCTCTTGAAATCAAGATATCTGACTTAGATTTACAATCAGGGTATGTTATTTTTCGCCATAGTAAAAATCATCGACAACAAGTTTTTCCCCTCTCTAAAGGGCTATTAGGGGTCTTAAAACAGTATCTACAAGTGCGTGGTGGTGATGGTTATTTATTCCCAAATCAATACGGAAATAAAGCAGATAAAAGAACTACTCAAAAACAGGTTGCTGATTATAATAAAGCTCGTGGAGTTAATAAAACTAGCTGCCATTTATTCCGTCATTGCTTTGCTGCAAACTATATAATGAATGGTGGAGATGCATTTAGACTGCAACAATTATTAGGTCATTCTACTCTTGATATGACCAGACATTATGTGCAGATTTATGGTAAAAATCTTGGAGATAGGATTGAAGAACTTAGTCCTCTTGATAATAATATAAAACAGAAGATTATGATGGGTTAAGATAGCTTCAGAAATTTTAAAAATAAAGGGCTACGAGCGTCTGAAGTGGTCAAATTCGCACGAAAATACCCTGGTCGATATATTTGTCAACCAGGGCTAAAAATCCTCTAAAACAGGCTATTTCAGGCATTATTTTATATTATTATTTTAATAGCATTCCCATTTTATTTTATTGCAAATATCTGACTCGGTTATAGATGATGAAAAGCTGTTTAGAAAATCATTAAGAACATCAGGATTATTAACTTTAGGTGTCTGTGAATTTAAGCATTTACTGTCGCTTATCATATCATTTATTAATACTGCTTCTATATCTCTTGCTTCCTGTTTATCTTCGGTATATAACAGTATTTCGTGGTATGTTTCTTCAAATGTATATTGTTCAACTTTTGGTTTAATTTTAGAATTATTATATGCACCATTAGACCATCCACCATAACTATCCCATCTTTTAACATTATTAAAAGTGTCTGTATGTAGTAATTCACAACTACCTATATAAAATGTATTATCTGGAAACTTATGATAATACACACACCATTTTTTACCCATTTTTTACCATCCTTATTACGCTGTTCTATGTCTATCTTTAATCTCTACTACTTCCCAGTGATATCCCATTGATTTTTTACCTTTTATCGCTGCATTTCTTATGGTAGTATAATGGCAGTTGAGCTTTTGTGCAGCTTCCTTGATTGTGCTAACTTCCCCTGTCTCTACGCATTTAACCAGATAGGACTGATTAATGCCTGAGTAAGACAGATTATCACCATAGGTACAATATTCTAGGTTTCCCACAAAAGTATCATCAAAAGTCTTGTGCTGTTCATTTAAATGATTTACAACTGGCAGGTCGTTTTCATTTGTTAAGAAGTGCATAGCTACAAGACGATGAGCGAGGAACTGTTTTCCAACTCCATCTTTATTAAGTTCATATTGCATATAACCTTTATTGTTATATCTCGGCTTTAAAAGATGGGCTGGAATAGTTCCTTCGCTTGTTTTTTTCTGTCTCTCTACTGCTAAACATCTACCATAGTTGGATATCTGGTATCTACCTTCGTAGCCTTTAATATCTACAAACACTTCATCTGGCTTATAGAGTTCAATTTTATTATTTTCTTTCATTTTTTTCCTCTTTCTTTATTCTTCCCTTATAGATAAATCCATCAGGTACTACATCAACATTTTTTATTAAACGAATATTTTGCTCACCATTGTTCCACCATTCATATCCATAGAGCTGAGCATAAAAGCCACGCTGCTCATCCCACTCCTTCGTGGTCTGCTTTATTCTTTCTTTTTGTTCCTTAGACCAAGGCTTTTCTGGAAGGGATATATTGCGTATGACATATTCCTTTGTTTCTACATCCATTAAATTAACGATGGCTATAATCTGGTTTGCTACTTTAGTTTCTACATCCATTAACATCACCTTTAAGAAATCTTTACTAATTCAGCAGCATTTTTAAACGAACTTATATAATTGGTTGCTTCATCTTTGTTTTTACATTTTTTGGAAACCGCTGTGGCTATACTATTTAGTGTATCCATATTAAGAATGTATGGGTGTTTCTCTTTAATAATCTCTTTAACCAAAGAAACATTAAGGTAGCTTTCTTGTGATTGTTGAAGAAGTGACGAAGGAACTTCTTCAAGTGGAGAAAGTGACGAAGGAACTTTCTCCGTAGTAATATTTTCAATATCATCTTTTGAATAGTCATCTTTTGAATAGTCATATTTATAATGTGTACCGTTTTGTACCTCTCGGTGTACATTTTTGTACTCCTCAGTGTACAATTTTGTATCACCTAGTGTACAGTTTTGTACCTCTGAAAAAGGTGAAAAATCGTCGTTTTTATTTTCAGTGTACAATTTTGTATCACCTAGTGTACAGTTTTGTACCACTGGAGTGTGTCTTTCTATGAAGCTATCAATCGCATCGCAATTCACTTTAATGTATGTTGAAGAATTGTTTTTTACCTTCACATCAATTAAACCTAAATCATTTAATCTCTGATTTACAGAATGTAATCTTCTTCTATCCATCTTCAAGAAATTATCAGCAAATCCCTTGCAGCAAATCATCATCCAATCTTCATCTCTCTTTATATAGTCAACTCCTAAGCAGTATATATAATACGATAAAACATAATCTTCATCTCTACTAAGACCTTCAAATCTAAAAAATGCTCTATAACCTATTTTTTTACCAAAATGTTCTATAAACTTATTTTCCATTATTCTTTCACCTCTACTAAATCTTTCACATAAACATTAAAATAATCTTGAATGCTTTCATTCCATCGCTTGTTGATGAAATCAGCATTTAACTTATACCAACAACAAGAACCCTGCTTATATCTGTACTGTATATAGCCCTTATCAGCCAATTTTTTACTCAATGCTACAATTCTAGTTCCAGATAAATGAATTGCTTTCTGAGCAAAAGCACGGTTTTCAATTTTAAACCAACCATCTTCTTCTGATTTAAGGATATCTGTGTTTCTACATCTTATATAGAAGGACAAAATCATTTGCTCTGACAGGGATAAATCATTAAAGTGGTATAGAAGGGTATAGGGTACACACGCTTCTGCTAAAGCTAATAATTCATCATCCATTAAGCCACCTCAATTTTAGTAGCATCTTCAAGTTCAGGCTTTTCAGTGAAAAAGCTGTATAGCTTATTATTGCCAATCTTATTTACCACTTTGCAGGATATTAACTTATCATCAAGCATTTCATTTAACATAGCAACGAAGTCATCAAACTCAATATATGCTTCAAGCTCTAAATAGTCATAAAACTTCTGTGGAGTACCAACAAATCCTGAGCCATTGTTATACTTCGTAAGACCGTCTATGCTACAATAAATCATCATCTTGTAGCCATCATTAAACTTCTTTGCCTGTTCTGGAGTAATTACAATCATTTTATTTACCTCTTTTATCTAAAAAACATTTACAATAACCGTTCGTATACTTTAGCAGTAGTTTTTACCAATTTTCGCACTGCTCAACATTATTTTGTTCTTCCATCATACAGAAGGCATAATATTGCTCTTGCATATCATCATCTTCTTCATCATAGTAGACATAATAATCTTCCAAATGCCAATAACCTCTGTCTGAGTTGCCATTAAAAAGTCTTCTTCTGCTCATATCTAAACCTCCTCAACTAACTTCCACATCTTTTTAAATCCAGACAATTTACATCTAGTAACATTTCCACAAATAGTCGCCTTATATACCTTAGTGGTATATGGCTTTAAACAAAATCTTTTCATAAACATTTACCTCACATTATTAATTAATTCTTATTTAATATCCCAAAAACGACAGAAGCCAGTTCCAAACCTCAAGAGCATAGACTACTCCCTTAGTTCAGAACCGACCTCCTTTCATAATCGTTCATGTTATTTATTTGTCATCAAATCATTATTATGCTATAGCATTAATATAACTGTCATAAACCCATTCAAGAGTAACTTGTTTTTCAACCTTATTGATAATTCTCTTCAAAGCCTTATTTTCCTGTTCTACAGTGTAACAAGCAATTCCATTCTTTGTATGTTTCCATCTCCAAGAAAGCATTCCAGTAATGATAAAGTCAGATTTAAGGCTTAAGAAATCATCAATTATTCTAAGGTCTTTCTTAACCTGCTCTACATCACATCCAAGCTCTGCAGTGTGTTCAATAATGTCTTCATCAGTATGTCTCTTTCTAAGAGTCATCAATGCTTCAATTCTTTCTACTTCATTATTCTTCATATTATTTACCTCTCTTTACTAAAAAACTCTTGACAACTAAGTAACTTCTGTGTTACTATTAACCTTTTATACATCTAGTATAGCACCTTACTTGTAAAAAGTCAAGTGTTTTAGAAAATTTTTTGTAAAAACTTATTGACTTTTTGTTTAAGTCGTGATATCCTATCTGTTTTTGTACATCCATTATATGATATATTTTCTCTCTTGTCCAGGATTTTGAAAAACTTTTTTAAAAAATCTATTGACTTTTTTACAAAGTTGTGTTCCAGAAATGATTAAATCCATTTATTTTACGCTAAAGTCTATGTAAACCCATTAAAAAGGGTTTATTCACCTCCTTTTCTAAAAACTTTTTATAAACAAACACGAAGGATAGGCTATTTTATTGCAATTTTATAGCCATCCTTCACCGTCAATAACAGCAATATGCTGATTATATATAGAAGAAAGTGAAACTAATTGAAATGAAACTAACAAAGAAACAATTAATCTACATAAATGCACGATTAGCAAATCCTGATATGTCAGACAACCAGATTTCAAAGGATTTTGGAGTATCAAGGACACTAATCTGTAAATGGAGACAGAGCCAGGAGTTCTTAGATGAAATTGATAAGAGACTCAGAGAGCAATGGAAAGGTGCTGTAGTTAAGGCACAGAAGAAGATGATTGAGTTAATGGACTCACAGAAGGATGAAGTAGCAATTAAGGCTGCATCATACATTATGGATAGTAATGGATATAAAGCGACAGAGAAGGTTGAACTGGATGCTAATGTCAATACTATCAAGGTAAGCATTACTAATGATTAATCTAGAACTTTCCAGACAATTATTTAACGATGCATTCTATCCACTATTAACAGATAACAGTACACGATGGCAAATATATATGGGTAGTGCTGGTAGTGGTAAATCATTCTTCATTACACAAAAGCTGATATTAAGAGCATTAAATGAACAGATAAGAATACTTGTTTGCAGAAGATATGGAACAACTATCAGGCAGACAGTATTCTCTTTGTTTAAAGATATTCTTACTCAATGGAAGATATTACCATATGTAAAGGTTAATGAGAGTGATTATAGGATTAAGTTTCCTAATGGCTCTGAGGTCATATTTATGGGCTTAGATGAAGAAACAAAGCTATTATCACTTAATGATATATCTGTAGTATGGGTAGAAGAAGCATATGAAGTATCTAAAGACATAGTAGAACAGCTAAATCTTCGTATGAGAGGTAAGGCAGATAATCAACAGATTATTATGTCATTTAACCCAATCAGTAAGCATAGTTGGCTATATGACTTCTGTAATAACCCACCTGAAAGCTATGTGTTTCATCACAGTACATATAAAGACAACATAAAGTTTTTATCAGAAGAATATATACAAAGCTTAGAAGAACTAAGGGAAAGAAACCCACAGAAATCCAGGATATATTGCGATGGAGAATGGGGTGTAGATACAGACGGATTAGTATTTAGTAATTGGTTAGTTGATGAAGTAAATCCGCTAAAGTACTCGAACCTTGAACACAGAGTTGGCTCTGACTTAGGTTTTATAGACCCTACAACAATTGTGTGTAGTTTATATGATAGGGCTAACAAAACAATATATGTCTATGATGAGTTTTATAAGAGAGGTTGTCAGTTGGATGAAGTGTATAACGCAATGTTAGATATGAAACTAACAAAAACACCTATATGGATGGACTCAGCAGAGCCAAGAACAATAGATTATTTTAAAAGACAAGGTATATATGCAAAGCCTTGTATCAAAGGACAGAATAGTGTAGAAGCTAGGATTACATTCTTACAAAATCATAAGATTGTAATAGACCCACATTGTGAGAACCTGATAACAGAACTTGAAAACTTTAGTTATGAGAAGGATAAAAGAACTGGACAATATTCAGAGAAGATGACGCACGAGTGGTCTCACGCTATAGATGGTCTGGGTTATGCATATAGTGATATATACACAAGAGGTAAATTAAAGACAGTACAAAAGAGTGTACTTGGATTATAAGGAGTAACAATGTACTTAATTGAAAGAGACAAAGAAATAACAGAGGATATTCTAAGACAATTCCTGATGCAGTTCCAAGGCAAGGATGTTCCTAAATTGCAGAAGTATAAGAACTACTATGATGGTAAGCAAGCCATCTTAAGTAAAGTAAGCAAAGATGAAACAAAACAGTATGCAAAGATAGTAACAAACTTCACCAAATATATTACAGACAGCTATGCAGGTTATCTAACAGGCATTCCTGTACAGTATGACAATGATGATTTTGAAGATGTAATAGACATCTTAAAGTACAACGACTATATACAAGAAGATGCAGGATTGCTTACAGATGCTCTCATTTATGGTAGAGCATTCGAGATTAACTATGTACAGCCAGACGGAGTACAGAGATTTAGAACACTTGACCCAAGAACTTGTATACCAGTTTATACAAACGATTTAAACAATGACTTAGAGTATGTAATTAGATTCTGGGAGTATGAACTTGATGCAAATAATCAACCTATGTATATGGTTGAAGTATACGGAACAAAGACAGTAAAGAGATATCACAGTAATGCTGGGTTTATGTCATTCTGGTTTATAGAAGAAGTACCACACTTCTACGGTCAGTGTCCTGTAACAGTACTCTCACTTAACAAAGATGAAAAGAGTATATTCGACCAGGTAATCACACTTCAAGATGCATATAACGAAGTATTATCAGGCTCTGTAGATGATTTTAATGCATTTGCAGATGCTTATTTAGTACTTAAAGGTATGACAGCAGATGAAGAAGATTTAGTAAGTATGAAGCAAAATAGAGTACTTATGATGGATGTTGATTGCTCTGCTGATTATTTAACAAAGACAATTAATGATGTACAAGTAACAAACCTACTCACAAACTTCAAAGACAATATACATAAGATTGCAAACTGTCCAGACTTCACTGATGAGAAGTTTATGGCACAAAGTGGTGTAGCAATTAGATACAAATTAGTTGGATTTGAAAATGCTGCAAGTGCTATCGAAAGCAATATGCGTAAAGCATTACAGAAGCGTATAGAACTTATCTGTAGCATCATTTCATTAACAGATACTGAAAGACTCTGGAGAGATGTAGACATTACATTCACTAGAAACTTACCAACAGATATGTCAGATACAGTGAATATGGTTAATAGCTTAAGAGGATTAGTAAGCACAAGAACATTACTACAGCTCTTGCCATTTGTAACAGATGTTGATGCTGAGTTAGAAGAACTTAAAGCAGAGAAAGAAGAGAATATGGAGTTATACTCATTTAGTAGACCTACAGAAGAGGTAACAGAGGATGAGCAGTTACTGGACCAATAGAATAAAGGCATTTGAGAAGGCTTACAAAGCATTAGGTGATAAAGCAATCAACAAGACGGAACTAGCAATGAAGAGGGAGTATAGAAGAATATCTGACCGATTAATTGCTGAGTTAGAAGCTATGTATGACAAGTTGATTATAGAAGCACAAGACGGTAAGCCACTCATAAGCCATTTATATCAATACAACAAGTACTATGAAATGCTAGGTAAGATAGAGAAGGAATTATTAGTACTTGGAGATAGACAGAATAGAACACTATCAAGAAGCCTGGAAGATATGTACGAGAAGAACACTAAATTAGTTGGTGAGTCATTCAATCTTGGTACATCAATCAATCCAGAGAGAGTACAAGAGGTTATATCACAAACTTGGGTAGACGGTGGAGTTCACTGGTCACAAAGTATATGGAATAACCAAGCAAAGCTGACAGAGACAATCAGAGAAGGAATTATAGATTGTGTATCAACTGGTAAAACAACAGATGATTTCACAAAGATGCTAATGGGAAGATTTAATGTCAGCTATAGAGAAGCTAATCGCCTGGCTCGTACTGAACTTATGCATGTTCAGAATCAGTCAGCATTAGATAAATATAAAGAAGCTGGGATTGAAGAATATGAAATCCTAGTAGCAGACGATGAGAGGACTTGTGATGAATGTATGGAGATGGATGGTAAGATTTTCAAGATGTCAGAGCAAGAGCCTGGTATAAATTATCCACCATTCCATCCTAACTGCAGATGCACAGTTCTCGCAGTAATTAAGTAAAACAGGAGAGTTTACGATGAAGATTATTAATGTAAAAGAAATCACACTGAACACAGGCAGCGATGTAGTGCTTGACCTATGTAATAACGGTGTAGGTGACACAGTTGTTGGAGAAGTATACTTCCAGACAGCAAGTTCAACTGTAACCACAAATATGTTCAGTGTACAAGGAACAGTAGATGGAACACATTATCAAGCCATTAAGTTATTCGATTTAGGAAATATGGCTGGTGTTACTTATGCATCAAACGCAGGTGTATATCTTGTAAGTGCTGCAGGCTATAAAGCAATCAAGGTTATCCCTGGTGAAGTAACTAACGCAAAAGTAACAGTAAAGACAACATTCTAAGGAGATTATTATGGCACAAGATAGTTTTGCAAGAGCAGTCGCAACTGCCAGCCTTGACAATACAAGTACTCTTGATACTAGATTAACAGCAGTAGAAGAGTCTGTAGCTGCAGGGCTTAAAAGAGTAATTGTACAACAGCTTCCAACAGAGCATATCAGTACAACTACAATCTATATGGTTCCTAAATCAACAGTAAAGCCACAACAAGGTTATGATGAATATATGTACATCAATAACGCTTGGGAAAAGATTGGTGATACTGAAGTTGATTTAACAGACTATGCACAGAAGACTTGGGTAGAAGGTAAAGGATATTTAACTGAGCATCAATCATTAGCAGCATATAGAACATCATCCGCACAAGACGCTATTGATGCAACAAAAGCAAACAGTGCAGACCTCGCAACAGTAGCAACAAGCGGAGATTATGATGATTTAAGTAACAAACCAACCATTCCAGTAGTACCGACAAATGTAAGTGCATTCACAAATGACGCTGGCTATTTAACATCACATCAATCACTTAGTGCTTATAGAACAGCAGCAGCACAAGATATAATTGATGCTGGAAAGCAAGCAACATTAACTGCAGGTACTAATATCACAATTGATGAAAATAATGTCATCAGTGCTACTGGTGGTGGTGGAACATTAACTATTAATGAGAACCAACTCCAGATTGGTGAG